ACCATTTGCCGATCGTAAAGCAGCGAATTGCGTAAAATCAATTTTGCCCATGTTTGTAAAGTCGGCTAAAGATGTAGCATTAAGAAAATGCCGATTGAACAAGAAGGGTAGTTCCAGAACCGCAGATGATGTTGTCTGAGGATCCAACCAAACATGTGGTTTTTGTGATTGTAATACCTGAAAACCAGGTGCATAACCATAACTGGAACCTGTGGTATCTTGAACATAACCACTCATAGGAGTGTAAAAAGCACCAATGCTACCATAATAAAACTGGCTAGCATTAATGGTAAATTTCAGGTGCAAATTGCATCTAATATAACCAAAGCCTTCTAGCTTGTTGCGAATATTGGAATTGTTAAAAAACAAATTCCATGGATTCATAGTGGAAATATTCCCAGCGGCTGCGTTTTCAGTCCACACGAAGGTGTGAATCTTGGTTGGTCGCGATAAATATTCCGCTAAATGCGAATTAGTTATAAGACTATTCGCGGTTGCATCGTGAGGAACACTCAAGGTTAAAACCTCAGGTGTTGTTTCATTCACGAATTGGGTTTGTTGACTAGTGCTGCTTTCCGAACCCATAGTCTCTGGAGTTTCGGATTGTATCGCATTTAATTGTTCATTTGATTTGCTAAGTCGTTTATTTTCGTGCAGGGAAGGCAACTTATTCTTCCTAGCCTTACAGTTCTCTGTTGTATCAAGCTCCATACTTCCGTAAATACGGATTTCGGGGAACGCCCTAGCATGATATACTTCCAAATCCACTCTCTCGCAACGGTCAAGAACTGAATTTTGTTTTGAGCAGTAACTATTTGGAAGGTAACTCTTTTGGCTCTGTAGACCTGAGTTTAAGGCCTGTATTTTTGTGGAGTTCCAAAAACGGCGCTTGTATGCATCATATGTTAAAACAGGGTACTCCAACATTTGTTGTTTCAAAGAGAGACTTTTGTCTAGTTTACTTATAAAAGTGTTAAACTCATTAAAAGCATCCTCTCCATAAAAGAACATTTCGCTAGTTGCTGAGCAAATAGCTTGAGCTAATTGTGTAGACAGCATCACTGTCTTAGATCTAACCTGAACGGTTATCATTTTAACAATTGAGTTAAACTCTAGGCGGCCAACATGGACCCCCAAATTAACATCATAGTAAAACGTGCGTTTCAAAAACGGTGCTTCATACAATGAGATGTACGGACGAGATTCGGAATCCTTGTCCGCCATGGTATAACCCAAACCAAGGCCCTCTAACACATCCTTGATATGTGTGTGGTGGTATTGTGGTCTATCAGGACTGACACACAAGACGTGGTCATCACCTAATATCACACCAATGACATTTTCAAAAAAGTCATTTAGGTCATAGCCAGCCTTTTTGTAAGCATACATCAGATAAAAAATATTCAAAATGCAGTTAAAA